GAATAACCACGTTAGTGCTAGAAGTGCTTAATGACTCACCTGGAAAATTTCTTGTTTTTAAAACTATGTTAACTTGACCGCCACTACTATTATTTAAAAATCTTACGTCTGGTATTATTCTACGTATAAAAGCAAAGTTATCTCCGTCGCCTAAATCAAAGTCACTGCTTTCTATAAACACGTCGGTCATAGGACTACCGTCATCGTTATAACCAAACTCATGCTGATATAAGTAACCGTTAGAAACTGCTCTAGGGTAATTTTCCGTGCCTTGATCTAACCAAGCTGTGCGTGATATTTGACCGTAAGTCCAGACTCTATCAGCATAATCGTAAACTACATAACGGTCTATCTCTATGCTATCAGCTGAGCAGTAAAACCAACCCACCTCATCAAACTCAGTATTAGTAAAAGCAAAAAATTTAAAAGCTTGACTACTATTGATATCATCAAAAACGTAACTTAATACGCTACATGGCACTTTTTGTACGCTACCGTTGTACACGTAAAAATTATCATAACCCATCCAATATACGCCGTTAGGAGCTACTACTGCACCGTTAGGTGATATTAAACCACTAGCGTTATTAATTAAGTTTAAACCGAAAGTAAAAGGTGGTCCAACAAACTGCATACTATATAAAGCGGTATCAGTCCATATTAATATTTCTTGTCTGGCTTTTACTGCGCCCACTATTAAACTACCCTCAGATAATCTTAAATCACCCGCTGTGTTAGTTAATAAAGGTTCAAACTCAGTTAAACTTTCTTGGTCACCAAAAGCTACTAACATAGGGTCAGTAACCCCGCTACGTGAACTACCTACTATAGGGTCAGCCCCTAATACTATAACATGTCTATCAGTTTCTGAAACTAATACTTGACTCCCTACCGTAGGGGCTAAGTTACTACCGCTTAAACTAGAGAGTTCTACCGCCCTAGTAGTTACGCCGTTAGTTTTATCCCAGTAAAATAATCCACCCCCTCGTACGTTTATAAGTAAATCTTCACCAAAGTGGTCATGTGTCCATAGTCTTAACTGATTAGTATTACTTAAAGCTGTATTACCGCTCCATGCACCTGCACCCCACGCACCAGAACCGAAACCTGAACTTTGAATATAAACGTCAAGACCTACGTTTATTTGATACGTACCTACTACACTACCGCCCCCGTTACCGCTATCACTAGAGTTAGCCGTGACGGTACTACCGCTAGTATCTTTAGCTATTACCACGTAAGTGTTAGCGTCAGTAATACTGTCTATTTGATACTCTTGATTTAATACTGCTGCGGTTACGTTACCACCTAAACTACTAGCACCGCTAAAAGTAACAAAGTCATTTTTTACTGCTCCGTGTGCTGTATCACTAACTGTTATAGAACTACTACCGTTAGAAGCACTAAACGTTACGTCACCCGCACTAGTAGTGCTACGTATAGGCGTAATATCATTAAAAGTAGATCCACGTTCAATGTAGTATTTTAAATGTGTACCTAAACCTAAAAGTTTAGTACCTTCTAAATCTACCCAACTTAGTAAAGCTCTACACGTGCCTAAAAAAGTATTTAAATTATCTTTTTGCCAACCACCTATTTTTTGTGGTAGCCCAGCGTTAAATCTAACTTTATTAACATCAAACCATCCACCCTCATTAGAATAAGCCGTACCTTCACGCACTATCCCAGGTCTGAAGTTAATTTTATTTATAGCCATTTACACCTCGTGCCACTCTTTACCTTCAAATAATAAAGCTTCGGCTTCACGTCTACGTATTAGACCTTGTTTTACTTCGCCTCCCGCTTTATTCCACCTTTTTATTTGATTAGGCACATCATCCCAATCTTTATTATTTAACCTTTGTAGGAGTGTACTTGAAGATAGATTAGATGGTCCAAGGTTGTAAACCCAAGAAACTAAAGCGTCAAACTCATTCTGTTTTAAATCAGTAGTCACCATGTCGTTTATGTAACCTTCATACTCGCTCATCTCTTCAATAAGTAGTTTATCAGCGTCTTCTTGTGTAATAGTATCGCCTTCATTTACGCCTTTAGTAGAGCCGTAACCTATAGTCCAGACTCCAGCAGCACATTTATACGCTTCCAGCTCACAGCCTTCAAATTTTTTAATTAAGGCTATGCCTTCTTGTGATGTTTGCATTTTACTCTCCTTTATCAGGGGTGTGAGATGCTCCGAAATAAAACGAAATAATCGCACTCGCCAACCCTCCTAAATATCCTAACACTAAATTAATTAATGCTTCGCTGTTTTGCTCTGGTGGTTGTAAGGTCACTAAAAATATATAACCTAAAAAACCACCTATAGTAAATAAACCTATGATACGAGCAGTCCAGTCTTTACTAAACATACCTCTAGCGTTTTGTTTGTCTGCTACTTCTAATTTAAACACATCAACGTCAAGCTCTTTCATTTGAACTTCAAACTGTTGTTCTGCTTTTTTGAGCTCTAACATTTGTTCTGGTGTTGCGTTTTGTATAGCTTTTTGTATAGACTTTTGATCATTAGGTACGCCTAACACTTCAGATATCATGTTAGCAGCCATACCGCCCATCGGTCCACCTAAAGCTGTACCTAGAGTAGGTGCTACTGCCCCCACTATATTTTTTAATAATCCCTTCATATAATTCCTGTTGTTACTACCGCTATAAATAATGCACCTATAAAACTAAATACGCCAAACGTAGCCATTTTTATAGTATTATTAATAGAAGTTATTTCTTGTTTGATATCAGCAAACTCATTGAATGCTGTTTTCCAACGCTCTGCGTTTTCTTTTTTGGAGACTGCTAAATCTTTAGCTACGTCTTGTACTGTAAGTTTTTTAGTTACCATTATATTCAATAGTATAAATAGTCAAAGGTTTTACTTTACCTTTAACTTTTATTGGTTTTAACAATTTTAACTCAAAACTAGAACTTTTTTTAGTATTATCGCCTATTATTAAATCTACACCTACTTCCTTAGTTGCTGATTCAAGTCTAGCAGCAGTATTGACAGCGTCGCCTATGGCACTATAATCAAACCTAGTATCACTGCCCATGTTACCTATTACCGCCTCTCCGGTATTTATTCCTATACCTATAGCTATGCCTAAGTCAGCTTTTTCCATATCACTTATAATTTTTATAGCGGTGTTGATAGCCCTATCTTCGTGGTCAGGTAAGTCTATAGGTGCGTTAAAAATCGCCATCATAGCGTCACCAATGTATTTATCTACCATACCTCCATACTCTTTTACTGCGTTTGATTGTATAGTCAAAGCTTGATTCATTATTTTAGTAACCTCTTCGGGTGGTAAAGTTTCAGATAAATTAGTAAAACCTCTCACGTCAGTGAATAAAAAAGTACAGTATCTTTTTTCACCTCCTAGTTTTAATAAACTAGGGTTATTCTGTAATAATTTAACCTGACGTGGGTCAAGATAGTGCTCAAACTGTTTTTTAATTAATAAACGTAGTTTATACTGTTGCCTAAACCTAAGATAAAATGCTACCGCTCCGCTAATAAACTGACTTATAAGAGTCCAACTAACGTCAATAAGTATACCTTTACTAATTAAATAATAGCCTCCAGTAGCCGTCAGAGACCCTGTAAGGACTCCTGATACTAAACCCCACGTTATGCCTAAATAAAATAATAAAAACCAAATTAAAGTTACCGTTATAATTAAAATTAATAATTCTACAGCTAACGCCCAGTCAGGTATGTAAGGACTATTTTGTATTAAAATACTTTCTGCTAATGCTGCTTGTATTTTATGTGGCTCTAGTAAACCTACAGGAGTGGCTACTTGTGGCATTACGCCGTTAGCCGTTATACCTACAAAAACAAACTTACCGTTTACGTCCATCTCTTGTAAATCTGTTTCTGGTGTACTTACCCAACTAACCCACTTACGACCTAAACTATCTGTTTTAACTGGCGGTAAACCTCTAACCGCTATCTCTTGTATACCGTTTTCATTAGTAGTTATTATGTAGGTAGGGGTATTAGTTAGTATTTTTAAAACTTGAGTCCCAAAAGAAGCTGACCAACCTTCCGGCGTTTTTAACAACAGGGGAATCCTCCTTACCAGCTGATCAACTTCCACGGGAGCTATAGCTACACCTTGAAGTATTTTATCATACATATAATAATTTTCTTTTACTCCGCTAACTGATATACCTCCTACGTTTGAGCCTCTTATAACTGTGCCTGTAGTTTTAGGGTATATACCGTTAGGTGTTTCAAAAGTGGCTAATACACTAGGAGCATAACCTAAACTCGCAGCAAACCTTGAGTCACCGCCCATACGATCTGCTTGAGGAAAACTTATTACCCAGCCCACACCTAAAGCACCTTCACCTAATATTTCAAGTTGTATATCAGCTAATCTTTCTCTAGGTAGAGGGTAACCACCCTCACGTTCTATATCTTCTTCAGTTATATTTAATATAGTAAAATTACCGCTAGGCTCAGGTGTTTGTATAAACGTATCAAAAGTTTTTAATTTTAATATTTCAGTAGGAGTGCTTTGAAATATTAAAGGTAAAGCTAACAATATTAATAAAGGTATTATAATTTTTTTCATACTAATCGCTTTGTTTAATAGTTATAACTGAATCACCACCGCCATTAATTTTTACCGTGTTTGAGATACCGTCTTGTATAAAAATGACTGTGTAACTACCTTCAACGTTTAAATCTACTCTAGCACTTTCGCTTACTTTTCTACGTAAGCTGATAACTTGACCAGTAACTAAAGTAGTAATTTGTGTATTAGCATCCTGACCTATTAAAGTTCCGGTTATATTTATGCCTGTTGCTAAAGCTAATTGATCCTCTC